AAAAAAGGGGCGATGTGAACACCGCCCCTTTAAATAGTAATACTGTTAATTAGTATTAGCTAGTTGGTAATTTACCGTTTCCAAATACACATCTTGGATCTGAGAATCCAAAAGAGTATCTTTCTCTAGCTTTAAATCTAACGTTACCAGTATCGAAGTCACCTTCCATCGCAGTTTTAATTGGGCTTCTTACGAAGTGTTTAAAACCGTTTGGTGCATCAGTCATTAAAAAGAATGAGTCTGTGTCAGTTAAGTAGTTATTAACTCTGTAACCTTGAGGAACCATTCCCATGTTAACTAATGCGTTGATGTCATTGTCTGCTGTGCCGACTCTTTGAGGTGATTTCATCAATCTTTCAGCTGTAAATTGTAATTCTTTTGGAATTATCATTTTCATGCCGTTAAGAGCGATTTTTAATCCTCTCTCATCAACGAACGCTTGGATGTCAATCAAAGATTGTTCCAATGACGTTTCGTTTAAGTCTGCAGCTACTGTTAGAACGTTTGAGAAAGTTCCGCCTGTTGCTAATGGGTGAGCATTGTTAATTAACGATACTCCATCACCACCAGTAACATTTGCAACTTGCGCGTTGTTCAATACAGCGGCAGCTTTGACTTGTTTAGTGTTCGACATAGATCTTGCTAATGCTCTAGTGTATCTAGCAGCAAGTCTGTCGTACAGGTTATCTTCGATAGCTTCTTCAGTAATTGAGAATGCTAAAGCGATAGTTTCGTGTGTGTATCTAGCTGTGAAAGTTTCACCTGCTGTATCAAACACAACTCCTGCACCTTCTGCTTTAGTTGGTGCTGAAGCGAAACCGCTTAACATTACTTCTTCTTCAAAAGCTCTGTCAGATGTTTCAGACGGGAAAATCTCTGCGTGTTGATTTTCATATCTGTTATATTCCAGGCCGAATAAAGCATTCAAACCTGGCTCTAGTTCTTTGACTAGCTGTGCTCGTGATATTGCCATAGTTATTCTCCTTTATTATGCTATGCCTGTTCTGCTTCTATATTGGTGGTGGTTTATTCTCACCAAGATATTAGCATTTGATGTTGAAACGTCTGAATTATTTGGATCTTGCGAAATATCAATCGCTTGTAACACGAAAGATACTGTAGTTCCTGAATTCGAAACGTCTAATTGGGTTTTTGAAAGCCCAGTTTGCGTTACACCTGTTGTGTTCGTAACTGCGTAGTTTTTGTAAAGATCCGCTCTCGCAAATACTGCATCAGCATCTGCTAAGAACACCGCATCTGGGTCATCTACAATAAAAGCTGTTATATCACTCGCAGCAATACTACCTGGGTAGTAATTTCTGAAAGTTGGCTTTTGAGTAGTTGGATCAGTGTAGAAACAACCGTTGAACACACCCACAACAGCAGTAGACAATCCAGCGTCATTTGCAGCTGAGTATCTTTCGATGTTTCCAGTAGAAACAGGAACTACTAAGTCCCCTTGAAAGATCTGAGTTGCGTATCCGCTTTTAATTGTGTATCTGTTCTGAGCTCCAACTAAAGGTGTACCGTCTAGTTTTCTGTACGGTCTTAGACCGAACTTTTCACTTACGTTTGCCATAGTTTTTGTTCTCCTATTATATTAACAATTAAAAGTTACTTATTCGTGGGTAGATATTTCTAAAAAATTAGTTTTTATTACTTCTACCACCAAAGGTAACTCTACTTTGCCTATCAATATTGATCGGCATTTCGGGTCGTTGTTCCTTCATAAGATCATTATCCACTGCGTTTATTTGGTCTTGAGTAATTCTTTGAAAATACTCAGCGCGAGCTTTTAATATCTCTTCAGGTATCCTTGCCAACACAAGGCCTCCAATTCCTATACACCCTTCATATTGTCCCTGTTTAACGATTGGATATTTGTGTATATCAGGTGAGTTTTTTATCTCCTCTGCTCTAACAAACTCCCAACCTTCTCTTAGTTTCTTTGTTACGTTAGCCGTATCATCAAAACCAGCCACAGATGTTCTTATCCAACGATGGGCATAACCCTGTGGTGCAGGTGGTGCATCCAAACTGGATGGTGGAGTCCAGGTAGTTTTTTGCATTGTTGCTTTTCTACTATCTGACTCGCGTGAGGCTCTTTTGTTTTCTTTGTTATCCATTTGCATTCTCCTTCACGTATTTTGCGTACTCCTCTAGTGGCACTCCTAATTTTTTAGCAATAGCTATTTGTGAACGAGTGAGTTTCACTGATCTGCGTCCGCTTTGGTTTCTTTGGGCAGAAGCAACAGTCTGAACGGGTTTCTTTTGCTCCTGTTTTTGACCAAATTTATGAGGAAAATTATCTCTCATAACTTTGTCTATCTCATTATAGTACTCATCACTCTCTGCGTCAAACCCCTGGTCTAACAAATCTTGATGAGTTTGAAACGCAGCACTTGTCATAATTCTATCTGTACCAAACCATTCATTCTTTTCCGCCCAACCTTTTGCTCTAGGGGATGGTTCTGGGTAAGATGGATTTTGAGGTGCTTGTTGCGTTTCTTGAGTTGGTTGTTTAATGGGAGCTTTCGCTTCCACTTCATTAGCTGACATCTTAGCTTTTTCTGCTTCTACTGCTAATGTTGCCATTCTTGAATTAGCTTCGGCAATTTTTTCTGCATCACCTTCGGCTATTGCATCTCTTAGCGCAGCTTTAGCTTTAGATTGTTCTGCTTCAACTCTTGCAGAATACTGCTCAACATAACTTTTTGTTGTTTTAGTAAATCTTCCTTCAAGATTGTCATATTTCTTTTGAATACCTTTTGCAAAATCTAAAGCAGCTTTTTCTCTTCTTTCAGCTTCTCTATATCTTCTTGTTAATTTATCAATTCTTTTTTTAACAGAATCAGAATAATCTGCTAAATCTTCTTTAGGTTTTTCTTCTTGTTTTATTTCTTCAACTTTTATTTTTTCGATACCTTCAGGTTTATCATCATGTTGAGTGTAACCTAAATCAACTTCTTCTCTTGGAAGTTCAGGTTCAGCAGTTTCAACTTTTTCTTCTTTGACTTCTACTGATTGTTCTTGAATACCATCTGTATCTAGTTCTACTTCTGGTGATTTTTTTATTTCTTCGTTTGTTTCCATTTTAGCTCCTGTTTTTGCGTATGTGATTAGTATGCGTGCAAGATATCCTCTGGGTTTTTAATTTTAGCGATTATCTCGTCATCGTTTAGAATACGAACTTCTCCGCCTTCTATTTTAAATCTAGCTCCTGCATAACGTCCAAAAATTATCCAATCGCCTTGTTTGCACCAAGGTCCATTAGGAAATTTTTCTTTGTCTTTGTAGGCTAGATCTCCGACTTTCAATACATATGCACATACGGTTGTCATCTGTATTGTGTCTTGAGTTGTATCAGCAAGATAAAGACCACCTTTAGTTTTTTTAGGACCAGCGTATGGTAAAACTAAAAGTCTGTAACCTGTTGGTTCAGGAAGTCTAGCTAGTAGATCTTCATTACCCTCAACAGCTTTTACATCAAGCCTTGTTTCTTCTATTTCGTCTTTTGATTTATAGTTGTCTAATAATGCTTCGGTACGTTTAGGTATTTCCGTCTTCGAAACTTCTGAGTTCTTTGTCATTTAGCTCCTGTTGTTTTTCCTGCAGGTCTTTTAGATCCTGTAGCAAGGACTCAATGCCCTTGATCTGTCCTCTAATATAGTGAAGATCGTTAGTATTGTCAACAGAGTACACTAAATTATCTTTTAAAGTTTCAACTCTCTTCGTTGCAACTTTTTTTACAATTCTGTAATCGATATCAGCCATTTTTTTCTAACAAAACTTTATTGTCACCTACTTCTATTGTCTTAAATCCCCAATCTTCTAATACATGAGCTATTTTATCCATGCCGTAGTAACGGTGATCATCAAATATAAATCTTGTGTTTTTAGCTGATCTATCAGCAAACCATATAGCCTCTTTTAACACATCTTTAGTCGTATGAGGTCCGTCAAAGAAAACAAAAGAAAAAATCATTCTCTTGTAATTATCATCGTTCATAAAATCTATATCAGTTTTATTTACAAAATGATATTTTCCTCTTCTTGTATAATCTTCAAAATCTTTGATCATGTCATCTCGCATAGAATTAGGATAAGTAGGAGGTCTTCCATCAGTAGTTCCTTCCCAATAGAATTTTTCATCGTTATCAAAATGTTTGTATTTAATATCACCATAAGGATCTACACCTACATGAAAATAATTATTGATTACATTATCCATAATTATTTTAGACCCTTGTCCTTCTCGTACGCCTATTTCACAAGAATAGTGCCCTTGGCAGTCAAAATTTTTAGACCATTTTTCTAGTAAATCGTAGTCAGCGCTATCTCCTCTAATCATTATCTGTTTAATACTATATTTAAATTAAATCTGCAAGAAGTTG